TGTAGCCTTTCTCACATACTCCTCGACCCCAGAAGCGGCTAGGAACGACATCCCACGGGAAGGCCACGATAGGACGATCCTGCATCATGTAGGGGTTAGCTTCTGCCTTCAACAATGTACCGCTGTTAGCAATAACAACCATAGCCTCTACGTAGTAGCTATCGTCTTCTGACTCTCCTGACAACTCTACTACTTCTTCCTCAGCATCTGAATCGTTTTGTGCATCTGTTAGTAGGTGTCGTGGAACCAGTCCGTAGTATTTAGTCAGTCTAACCTTGTCCTCTGAGAAGGTAGTCAGGTCTTGATCAGGCTCAATGTTAAAGTCTGGAGCTGCTTCGCTGACTGGCTCGTCTCTGTATACACCCTTCTCCTGCAACTGCTCTACCAAGTGCGTAGAAACAAACTCGTCTACTGCACAGCCTAGTGCTGAGTCAATGTCCGTAGCTACAGGGTCAATCAGGAAGTTCTGTGGCATGACAGGACGTAGCTTGATGCAGGTACGGTCTTGTATGTTTACGCCTACTGCTGTTAGCTCACCGCCCATGACAGGCTGTGTAGCAGGAGTCATCTCTTTCTCTTCTTCTAGAACTACTTCCGCAATGCCTGTACCAAATACAGCAGCGTTAATCAAACACTCTGCTACTGCTTTCCTAACCTTATTCTTTTTAAAGTCTTCATCAAGAGCAGATCGTAGCATAGCAATGTCTTGCTTGTCTTGATCTCTGTAATCATCTCTAATGTCAAACCACTTACCACGGCCAAAGGTAGCTTCCTCTAGCTCTGCTACTGAAGACTCAACAGCCTGTTGTAGTGCAGGAGATATAATCTTAGAGCGTTCAGACTGTCGTGTCTGGTCTTCTGCTGCCCACTGTCCACGCCATAGACGATAGTATTCGTCAAACTTCTCAGCGTAGTTAGCTTCGTAATGGTCGCGCCAGTTGTCGCATTTGTCCATTACCCAGCCTTCTAGGGACTGCTCTATTGTATAGCTATCTTCATTCTCTAACATAGTTAATACCCTGCGTATTTATCTAAGTATTCGTAGTCATCTTCTTCATAGTCTATAGCGTATGCAACCTTAGCTAACTGGTCTACGTATGCCAACGCATCTATCAAGTCATCATGGACTAATGGATTAGGGAACTGAAACAGCTCGTCTAGGAACTGAGCATTCCACTTGCCTTTGTTTAGTGATAAGTTACCGTGTTCTATACGGCCTTGTAACGCCCACACGATCCTGTCTGTCTTCTTCTTATTGCCGTGTGTCAACTCTTCAATTCTAAAGAAGCGTTGGTTCTGCTTCATTATGTCATTCAGGTAAGGATAGACAGCGTTCTTCAACGCTCCTTTTTCAATTCCGACTGCGACTGGCTGGTAGTCTCTGACTGCATCAAAGATTCTTCTGGCAGTCTCTTTAACGCCCCAACGGCCATGTATGATATTAGCAACCCACCAGCCGTCCACCCCAGCTTTGACCACCGCAATAGCTGTTTGGTCGAGTCTTTTAGTTTTGGTAGTAACTTTCTGTACGTCTGCAAATCCTGCCAAATCGACAGCAATGTAATAAGCACCATCAGCAGGTTCTTCCTCGCTAAACTGTACATCTTCTTCTTTAAAGAGTTCACTGCCATGAGCCTCAAAGGATGCCATAAACTCCTGACGGAAGCTAAAGGCTGACATACTCTTCTCAGCAGCCTTGATCTCTTCAGGGTCTATCAGTGGGTTGTCGTAGCTCGTGTAGTGATAACCTGTCCAGTCATCGTCCTTGCCTACACTAGCGTATGTGTATAAGTCGTAGAAGTGGTTACGGCCCATTGGCGTACCAATAAACAACGCATGACCCTTCTGATCAGCAAGAGCAGGTCTAAGGATTTGCTCCCAGACCTCTGGCTTCATGTCAGCGTACTCATCCATAACCAAGAACTTTAGGCTAACACCGCGCATAGTCTCAGGTCTGTCAGCACCCTTCAGGGATATGTTACAGCCATTGATTAGCTTTATCTGTAGGTTGTTGACATGTGCTGACGCTATGACCTCATGGCCTAGCTCCAGTAACAACTGCCACATAATGTCCCTAGCCTGACCCTGTGTAGGGGCAACGTAGAACACCTGACCTTTAGTCTCAGATAGGGCGTTGATGATTAAACCCCAAGCAGCGTAACGGGACTTGCCTGTACGTCTGCCAGCAGCTACAACCTTAAAGCGTGTTGGGTCTTCCCATACCTCCTGCTGCCACGGCAACAAGGATACGTTTAAGTCAGCCAACTAGTAACACCACATTACAGGAGACTCATTACCGTCCAAGTCGCGGATGTCAACATGCACAAACTCACCAGCAATTCCAATTCCCGTGAAGCCCATCTTAATAGCTTCATTAACGAGTTTATAACGCTGAGTTCCATCATTGACTTTAATATCTGCGGCAATGCCTTGGGCATGGGTTCCTACTTTCTCCTTACGTGCTTCAATGGGATGGCTTGGGTCTCTATAGCCACTAGTAATAACAAAGGGAAAGCCACACTTCCTACGCAAAGAGTCTAAGTTTAGCAACAGTCTGTCACTGATCTCATTCTCACCAGTGTACTGACAGGCAAACTCTTCCCGCGTAAAGTAGTCTAAATCATCATTGATATTAAACATCTGTGTACTCTCCCTCTATTGAATCTTCTCCACCAGATATGACAGTAGTCTCTCCTCCAACACCTGTAATAGAGATGTTGATGGCACTCTTGCCCCCTGTGGCCTTATCCTTTTCAAAATAGCTGACAGGTAGTAGTCTGTCCATGCATAGCTTCCATGCTGCTGCTTGGTTCTTGTGGTCATCGTCCAACGCAGCGTTTAGGATGCTGTCTAACACCTTTCTACTCTTAGGTGATGCTAACATCCTAGCTTTGTATTCGTTTATAACAGAAGCGTCACCTTTAGGTCTTCCTACGCCTCTGCGGCTACCTTTAGTAACAGCTTTAACATCTGCCTTCTTAGGTCTTCCTATCTTTTTTGTCACTGAGTTGCCTCTAAAGAGATTCTAGTCTATATAGACTGAGTAGCTATGCACTATCGTATGTTTAACGTCTACTACAACCACTATGCATAGTAGTGGAAGAGGTGGAAAACACCCTAAAGCACCGTTAGAGCAATGCTGTTCAATCTATATAGTTATTATAGCATACTTTTTAGCAAAAGTCAAGCACTATTTACTGTTAATGTTAGGCATAGTCTGTTGTGTTACACTCCCCTGTTCCTTTCTAGGCGGATTCTCAGACGTAACAGCGTCTCCGCAGTCGCTCGCTATAGCCCTTTGTTATCAATGACTTAGCCTTTATAGCTATATGTTATAACTATGCTGCTTTTTAGTCTAATTTAGCCCTATTTTGTATCTGAGCGGGTACAGTAACAATCTCCGCAGCTACGCCACCCTCCCCCGGCCCTCTAGCACACCCGCCTCAGTCTGTCAAGTCTAGCTGTGACCAATAGAGGCTATGTAGTCACCATAGATTCTGTACAGGCAAGAGAGAGTATGCTAGTAGGTACCCTTCAGACTACCTAGCACTATGTCACCACCCCGTCAATACTTTGCAGGTTTATTGCTGTGACTCAATAGCCCGGAGCAGTCACGTTAATACTTGACTCCCCAGGCTCTTTGTAGTATTCGCACGCACGCGCGTTAATAGAAAGTAGCTGTGAAATTAATTTAAAATAATATTGAACTTATCTGAAATCCTGCTGACTAAGTAATACAACAAACAAAACAGGAATTAATATCATGACTAACAGAATAAACTTTAAAGACCGGGACACTCTATCAACGCTGCGCGAAGCTGTAGGCCATGCAGAGATCAGGATTAGCCAGAAGCGCAGAGAATTGGTAAATCCAACAGAATTAGAAATAACGCGCTTTCGGTCTAAGGAAGCAGAGTACAGCCTACTAGCTGCCCAGCTATACCTAGAATGGCGCTTGAGTCTTAACAAAGAATACGCAGCTATAGGTGATGCGATAGAAAACAAAAAAGATAAGTTACAGGCAGACATTGCCAGATTAGACGTAGAGAGAGCGCAGCAGCATTTAGACGCGGCAGAATCTAGCTATAGTTTGATACACTCGCAGCAGTAGTTGATTTATCACCAATAGTAATTAACAAAGGATAATAACAATGGACGCACAAGACGCTGTACAAATAGCAATACTAGTATTCGTGGCTTTTTTAGCACTTAATCTAAAAATGATGGGGGTACTGTAATGCAATTCACACCAGACAATGACCGAATCCAAGCGCAGTTGATAGCTGCGCGATACTTAGCCGACAAAATACAGGAGCGCAACCAAAGAATGGTTAACAACTATTTCTATGCTATGGCTGGAATTGTCGCTGCTACCTACATCGGAGCAATGACATTCATTATAGGTTGATACCATACAGCGCATTCACTGAGTGCGCTTTTTAGTATTAATCACAAACAAAGAGGCAATACCATGAAATTACTATCTATTAATGCAAGTAATACCAAGATAAACAAGTCACAAAAGAGCGCAGATACTCCAACCCGTATTGCGTCACTATCACTATATCCCGACAATAAAACATGCCCTGGTGCAAAGGCTGCCGGATGCATGGAAGGCTGTCTGGTATCTGCCGGTCGCGGTCGATTCGATAATGTAGCTAGTGCAAGGCGCGCTAAAACTGATTATTGGCATAATGATCAGGCCGGTTTTTTGGCTCAATTGCACCAAGAATTAACCAATTTTGACAAACTATGCGCCCGGACTAATGTTCGCGGAGTAGTGAGATTGAATACTATTAGCGACATAGCATGGGAGAAATACGATATCCCCCAATCATTCCCTAATCTGTACTTTTACGACTATACAAAAGTAGTTAAACGAGTCGGCAATACACCTGCCAATTATGATTTGATTTTTAGCTATTCCGGCCGCGATCAATACCAGAGTCAGGTTAAACAGTTACCTGCTAATAAACCTATGGCAGTAGTGTTTCAAAATTCCCTGCCAGCGCGCTTTTTGGGTAAAAAAGTAATCGACGGGGATAAATCAGACTTGGTTAATGTAAATGCTGGCGGAAAAATTATTGGGCTGCTGGCGAAAGGTAAGGCTAAAAAGGATAACTCCGGCTTCACCGTTAATCTAATCCAAACTTTAGAGGTAGCATAATGAGCATAACTAAAGAGCGATTTAGCAATAAAACAATTGAGACCACCATTGTGGAGGTCAGAAGGCGCGATGCCGGTAATTGGGACGCGCATTTTAAGGGAATGGCCGACGATGGCGGGGATATCCACGTCGTTCTGAATAGCACTAAATTCGCGGATTTATGCGATAACCATTTGTATACTGTTAAAATGATAGGGGGTTAAAATGACATATAAAAACCGATATAGCGACTGCACTGGTAAATGGCATTCACAAACTATGGCGGAATATGCCGACAAATCTAGCGACAGTTTAATTCACATATTGAGGGACTGTAACAGAGCCATCCATGCCATGCCGGATAACCCCAAATGCCCGCAATATGTGGATGAAATGCACTACGCGGGTATGGAGTTAAAAAAGCGTGGGTACGAGTTTATTATTAAGGAAAAAATCATTGCCGAAACAAACTTACTCCAAACATGTTATTTTGATAGCTAGGCTATGGGCGCTTCCTTCGTCCAGTGACCGTGATTAGTCCCCACGGAGCCGCTACAGGACTATTTAGCCCAGTGTAATAGCTGGGCTTTTTTTATGCCTATAGATAATATAAGGCGATTTAAGCCCTTTTAAGACTACCTAGTACCCTAGCACCTATAACACTGTAAAACGGCTTAGAACGCAATCTATGGCCTTATAGCTATGTTCTACTGTCTGCTACTACCTACTACTACCGGCTGCGCTAGTGTCTTAATCAGGTGCTGGGAACCTGTTTCCCGTAATAGAGCTTAATAGTCTTACAATAGGGAAGGAAGGAGAAGAGAGATGAGGCAGGGCCCTATGCAGATCATTCTTGATAGAGGCTATAGTGTGACCAGAGAGAGCTATTTAGTCACGCAGAGAGTTGAACTATTCCGGGAGAGAGACTCTAATAACCTGAACATTAATCAACAGAGAGGATGTAATGAACTTTGCAGATATAGAGGACAATCAACTACGCTCTGAGGCGATAGAGCGCTACGTTGTATGGATTGAGAGCCTGCCTTACCGGGTGGCTTCAGAAGAATTAGAAAAGATTAGAGAAACTATAATTAACGATCTGGAGAACTAATATGAGTTATTTGAGAGGCCCAGCAGACTTTCTGCATGGCGATGAAGATTTAGTAGAGTTAGAAGATTGGGAATGGAGAGAGAGATTCTTTGCCACTCTGAGAGAGTTGAAGGACGCTGCTAACTATGTAGAACTTAAAAGTGATACTAAGTGGATACCGTATCCTGAAGATATTGAAGCATTGCAGGATATGTTGGAGGAGTTGAAGTACGCTTTAAAACGCTAACAGGCTACTACTGCTACTGTCAAAGTTCGCTGAAGTGCTATATAGTGTTTTGAGGGTAGCATAATTTTATTAAAGGAGCAAGCAGGATGTTTGAAGATTATATGCAGGGTAAATTAACGCCAGAGATTCAGGCGGTTATGAGAGCTGCCAGTGATATTGCTAGTGGTGTATATAGCTTGAGAGAGGCTGCTAAGTTTTATCAGCTATCGCCAGAGAGTATAGTTAGATTTATCAGAGAGAGCGCAGAATATGACATAGTTTTTGGAGGAAGTGATGATACTGACAAATAGAGATAGGTTGGTTCTGGAAGGCAAACGTGTTAGGGTGGTGGGTAGTTACAACATCCCTGAAGAGAGGACTAACTATTGCAAGCATCCTGAGCAGACAGACTGGACAAAACCCTGTCCAATTTGCAAGCGCAGGATACGGGTGATAGCTAAACATTTGGAGAGTAAAACAGCATGGTTATCTTAGGACGTAATTTAACAGTTGAGTACAGACTAGGCGTAGGATTTGACCTAGAATTTCCAGACAGTAGACCTGTATGGGTGTTCAATACTCAAAAGCATGAAATGGAGGTAATGCCTTTTCAGGGCGTTATTCTACACCTACCACTTTGCCTTATCAGCTACGGCAGAGTTTATGAGGAGGTTTTTGAATGAGCGTAGCAATCCACCAACCCTGTCCAGACTGCGGTAGCAGTGATGCGTTACAGGTCAATAAGAACAGCACCTATTGCCATAGTTGCGGCAAGTATACGAAGACTGAGGGAGGCTATCAGCCCGTGGAGATACCAGAGAATCACGATCCAACACCTAAACCTAGCTTTAACGCGGTAGAGAATCTATTAACCACTGGTAAGTATCAGAGCATTGTATCTAGGGGCATTACCACTGCCACGGCTAAGTTATACGGCATTCTGGAGACACCAGACAAGACTTATTTTAGCTATCACAACCCTGACGAGGCGTTAGTGCCATCAGCGGCTAAGATAAGGCTACCGGACAAGAAGCACAGCATTGTCGGAGACTGGAAGACTGCTGGTCTATTCGGGCAGCACCTGTTCCCTGCTGGTTGCCAGAAGACTATAACAATCACTGAGGGAGAGTTTGACGCTGCTGCCAGCTACCAAATGCAGGGCAGCAAGTACCCGGTAGTCTCTGTCAGGAACGGGGCCAGCGGTGCGCTGAAGGACTGTAAAGCCGCCTATGAGTACCTAGACAGCTTTGACGCTATTGTTATATCTATGGACAATGACGAACCGGGGCAGAAGGCTGCTAGAGAGATTGCAGAGCTGTTTGGCGGCAAATCAGCGGTGATGAAGAACCCAGCAGAGTACAAGGATGCCTGCGACTTTCTGGTCGCTAACGACACTAAGGCATACAAAGAGACTTTCTGGGCGGCAGAGAAGTTTGTACCGGATGGTATTATCAACGGTGCAACTCTCTGGGAAGAGGTGAACAAGCCAGTAGAGAAGTCTGCGGTGATGTACCCGTGGGAGAGCCTCAACAAGCTAACCTATGGCATCAGAGAGGCAGAGCTAGTCACTATCACAGCAGGCTCAGGGCTAGGTAAGTCTCAGTTTGTCAGAGAGATAGTGTGGCATATCTTGAAGGAATCAGAAGAGAACATTGGCTTACTGTTCCTAGAAGAGAATGCAAGGAAGACTGCACTGTCATTGATGTCACTGGCGGCTAACAAGCCACTACACCTGCCTGACGTAGAGAGTACAGAAGAGGAACGCTGGGAAGCATTTGAGTCTACTATGGGTACTCAGCGGCTGTTTATGTTCGACCACTTCGGCTCCACCAGCATTGACAACATCATAGCACGATGTCGTTATATGGCTAAGGCGCTGGACACCAAGTACCTGTTCCTAGATCACGTTAGCATTGTAGTGTCTGCACAGAGTAACGGTGACGAGAGGAAGGCGCTGGATGAGATATGTACCAAGCTACGCATGTTGGTGCAGGAGACTGGTATCACCCTGTTCATGGTCAGCCACCTGAAGAGACCTGACGGCAAAGGCCACGAGGAAGGTGCTGCTAGTAGCCTGTCACAGCTCAGAGGTTCTGCATCCATTGCACAGCTCTCTGATATGGTCATAGGATTGGAGCGTAACGGCCAAGCTGAAGACCCTCTGGAGAGGAACACCACCAACGTCAGAGTGCTTAAAAACCGCTTCTGTGGCACTACAGGGCCAGCAGGAGGATTGCTATTTGACCAGAAAACTGGTAGAATGCATGAGGTCAAAGAAGAGGGATTGTAAATGAGATGTATAGCGTGTAATAAGAATTTATCGGACTTTGAGTCAACACGGAAATCCGCCACCAGCGGAGAGTATTTAGATTTGTGCAATGATTGCTACTTTTACACGGCTGATGACATTGCTACCATTGACAGAGATGATCTGCGTACTGAGGCAGACACAACACTGGAGAGCCAAGAATATGAGCAAGATTGGAACATGGGTAATGACGATTCAAGAGAGTAAGGCTGACCTGAGCAGGCTAAACCCTTACGATAAACACAGCAACAAAAACAACGCAGCGAGGCAGTATTATGTTGATTACGCTGGACATAGAAACAAACACCAGCCACGACACTATCTGGATAGTAGTGACTCAGGACGTTGAGACTGGTGAGATGCTGGAGCATTACTCTGCTGAGACTCTGGAGCCTCTGCT